ACCCTACTTCTCCTGCATATTTATATGATCAAGAAGTATGGCCTATTATTAACTGCGCTAAAGAAATCTTAACAAATGAAGTAATTTCTAATTATACACAAAAAAACAAACTAACCCCGACGGGAGACTTCTTTTAGTCTCCCATAGTGGTTATGCAGTTTAGATTATATTAATCTGATGGGGCTCTAGAAATAGGGCCCTTTTTATTTTTAATCCTATGACAAAACTTATAAAGAAAATTAATAGAAAATCTATGTTGATTAGACCTTCTGGTAGATCAACAGATTTTATTTCACCTAGCTTCGGCTATGGCTGCTTGTATGATTGCAGCTATTGCTACATGAAGCGTCATAAACCAAAAGGTTTAGACATTGCAGAAAATATAGAAGATATATTAACTGTTGTAAATAATCATGCATATTTTACACCTGTCGATAAACCTAATCAAACACATCCTGTGTTGACTACTTATGACATCAGCTGTAACGAAGACTTCGCTCTGCATGCTAAGTTCTATGATTGGCAAAAGATATTTGAATTCTTTAAGAACCATCCTTTGGCTATGGGTTCATTCGCTACTAAATATGTTAATCCTGACTTTATTAGTTATGATCCTAATAAGAAGATTAGAATTAGATATAGTCTTATGCCTCAACATATGAGCGATAAACATGAGCCTAATACATCTAAGATACTTGACAGGATTAAAGCTGTTGACGCATTTATAGATGCAGGTTATGAGGTACATCTTAATTTTAGTCCCGTGATTGTATACAAAGGTTGGCGTAAAGATTATAAAGAATTGTTTGAGATGGTAAATGAGTATATCGATTACAAGGACGAAGTACTCGCAGAAGTTATCTTTCTTACTCATAATAAAAAGAAACATTTGGCTAATCTTAAGAATCACGCTGAAGCAGAAAAAGATTTATGGATTCCCGAAATTCAGCAAAATAAAATATCGCAATATGGTGGCGAAAATCTAAGATATGAGTTATCTTTAAAGAAGAAATTCATAGAACAATTTACTGCTATCCACGACAGTATAATTCCTTGGAATAAAATTAGGTACATCTTTTAAAATTAAAAAACTCATGACAGAAAACAGGAACGTTGAAGACACAAACATTGATTTCGTAATTAAAGGAGAAAACCATGAAAAGGATTTTAATCTAGAACAGTTTTATAACAGCAAAAATAAACAGATTGCTGCTAAAGACGTTAATGCTGAAATTCAAAGATTAAAAAGTACTCTTACTGGTAATCTTTTAGATGATGCAGAAATCCAACAACAAATCTATGCATTAAAATTAATTGTTAATCCTCAGATAGCATTTAAACCTGAGTTAGATGAAGATGATGATTGCTTATATTGTGGATCATAAAAGAAGGGGACTAATATGTCCCCTTTTTTATTTGTGTTTGTAGTGAATCTTTCCTCGGTAGATCACGAAGCCTTTCTGAGATTCTTTGACTTCTTGTCCCGATAAGTTGTAGTAATTAAAAGATTCTGGTTTGCGATAAACATACACAGGATACCAAGATTGTGTAGTGCCGTCTATATCGGTTTCTTTAAGTTGATAGTAAGTAGTATTATATAAGATACTATTATCTATATATTCATATTCTTGCAAGCTTGTAGAAAAACCTGCAGCTGGTATATGAGCTATCTTATTCCAATTTGAAGTATCCATTGCTCTATATAACGAAAAATAATCAGAATTGTTTTCAGATGCTGTGGACCAAGTTAACTTTGTTCCGTCGTCTAATAACTCTGCTTTAAAATCTAAAAGTTCTACAGGCAATGGAGTTACGTTTAATATGTCAAAGAAGTCTACATGTGCGTATTTATTTTTAAGACCTCCGTTACCATATGTAAGTAAATCAAATGTTATACGAGTAACAGTATTAGGAATGGTAAGCTGATAAAGGCCGTTAAGATTAGTAATGTCATAGAAAGACCAAGCACCATCGAAAAGGTAGAGTCTAAACTCATCCCCGTTACGGATAGAACACTCCTGATACCAGAGTATATCCACTTGTCCATACGAAGTAAGATCGTATATAGGCGATTCAAAAATGTACCAAGTATCTGTGACATAAGTCCCACTAATATTATAACACAAAGAGCCACTATGCGAACCAGTATTACCGCCAGGGCTAGTCCACTCACCAGGCTGATCAAAGCTATCAAACGGTTCTGATATTTGGCCATAAGCTGTAAATGTAGATAATAATATAATTAATAACAACCTCATAATGGAAATTTACATGAATCTACTTGTCTGTCGTGTCTATCTATATTCTCTGCTCTAATTCTTTTATAATCTATAGTAAGAATTCTACCTCCTGTAGGTTTAACTGGAGCTCCTCTTTCTACATGCCACCCCTTGCTACCTGCTCCATATTCCTCTTTGTACGTGCCTGTGAGCATCATGTGAAGTTGTTTTTGACAATGTCTATATACACTAGATCCTTGGACACAAACATCTCTTACATCATTCCTAGCTGCATTCTCATGTATATGACCCATAGTAAATACATCAAAGTCTTCATACATTTCTAACGCCCTAGTTAAATTAAGTGCTCCTTTAGTAACTACACCGCCTCCACCTGATCCGTGGAAATATTTTATCTTAATAGCTCTTGTAGAGTCTCTACCATTTTCTTTTTTTCTAAGAGCTTGATTTATAATAAACCATCCACCATATCCTCCTGTCATTACATTGGTGTTATTCTTAAGATTAAGCATCTTAACAAATCTAGCTAATATGTCTGTTTCTTGCCATTTGATAATGGCAGTTTCATGATTTCCATAGCCTATTACTGTAAGAAGATGTGCATAAGGACTCCACCATTCTACAGCTGTCTCTACTATTGAATCTAAGTATTTAGCATTATTGTGTTCAGGGCGTATATCAGATTTGTTTCTTCTGTTATCTCCTCTACCTTGCATTAAACAAAAGAAATCCCCATTAACCATAATAGGGATTGAGTTGTCTAAGCAAAAGTCTAAATCATTTTTTAAAAGTTTCCAATCACATTTAGGATTATCCCAATGGATGTCTGATAACATAGCAATTTTTGCCCTAGTACCATCGAGTTTTAACTCATGGATATTATCAGCATGTTTAATAAGTTTCATTGTGTTTTGTATTTATCGCGTCCCTAATATACGAAACTTTGTTTTAAGTAAAAAATTTGCCTAGTTCCACCCATTATACATGTCTTGTTCATTTTCTAGCTCTTCTATACCTTGTAATAGAATCTCCTCTCTTTCTCCTTCTGTATAAGCATCCCAATTTCTAACAGGAGACGGTCCTAAAGTTTGCTTTAACCATTTTATAAGAGAGTATTGCTTTTCAGGGTCATTAGAAAGAACGTTAGCAAAGAATCCATCACCTACTAATTGCTTGTAGAATTTGTTTTTCTCTCCAGGATATTGAAATTCATATATATTTTTCCATCCAAAAGGTATTTTCTTTTGAGCCCATTTAGATCTTCTAGATTGCCCTTCGTAAGGTCCACTTTCAATTGCTGTACCATCAAATAAATCTGTAAGGTCTGTCCAACCTTTAAGCATTTTTGTACCTACCACAGGCTCATCTATAAGGTCTGTAAGAGTTGCAGGACTCCAAGGAGCTGACTGTTCCATTAATACCCTGTTCATGATTAATGAAGTAAATTGTATAACAAATTGATCTTCATCATCTTCGTCTGCAAACTTCTGTGCTAATCCTGCTAAGAACGAGACTAGTATTGCAGCAAACATATCTATTACAGATTTTTTAACTCCTCTTCTTTGTGCTTTAGTCATTCCGTCATACACAGAATGTGCTGCCATAAGATCTCCTCCTTTCATAGCTTTAAAAACACTAGGAAGATATTGTCCAAAAAATGCTCTATAGTGTCCTATTTCTTCTTCACCTGTTATCCAACTTGTTTTTTGAGTCTGCATCTTAGCATCGATTAAGTTAACGAACCAACCACGGTGCATTAAAAGGAAGTCTCCTGCAGAAGTTCTTGCTAGCTTACCTTTATCAGTAGCTCCTAGTAAACCGTCTATATTATTACTAACATATTCTATCTTACCCTTTACTGCATTTAATAGTCCATCATTAATGTACTGTTTCATGCCTTTTTTTATCCTCAATTGATTGTTAACAACTTCATAAGCATTGTATAGACTTTTTTCTCTAAGAGCTTCCCATTCTTTTTGTACAGATTTCTCATGGGCTTTGTCGGCTTTTCTAGATTTTCCGTATTCTATTCCTTTTTTAGTAGCTGTTTTTCTTAAGAATTGTTCTTTAGTAATAAAATTGCCATCGTATAATCTGTAGTTATCATATACTCCTAAAGAGATTCTAGATTTTAATCCGTAATCTCCTGTAGCATATGTAACATACATTAAATCTCCGCTAGCTAATTTTTTTGTTAACCTAGATTTATCTGTCTCATATAACATAGAATCTAAACTAACAACTCCCATATCCTGGTTAAGAAGATGCATCTTGCTACTTTGTTTATTAGACCCTATTTCTCCTATAACAGTTCCTATTTCTTTTAAGAATTCTATTCTTGACCAATTTTTACTTTCAGCAGTAATATATAAACCAGTAGAACCTTCTATAATAGAATCGATAGATCCTTTAATGTAACCTGCTAAAGATGTAGGCACATTAAATGCAAGGTTATTGTTTCTAATATATGAAGCTATACCTGATGTTAGTTTTGTAATACTTACAGTTTTATTTGTGCCTGGTATAGTATACTCAGCAGTCTGCCTTTGTTGACCATAAACTAAACTGTCAATCATTTCTTTAACAGTAGCGTATTCCATACTTGCTTCAGATGCTACCTTTTCTTTTATGTTTCCTCTTCTAACACTATAGTATTCTTTATCTTTTAAAGAAAATAGTATGTTGTTTACATCAGGAGAAATTTTTGTCATCTGATAAAAATTCTCTGCCATCTCTGCAAACATTACAAAAGCTCTTCCGAAATCAGTAGTTAATTTAGAAGGGTCATCTAATTCTCTTGTAAAGTAAATTGGAACTGTTTCTTTATCAAGTTCTCTTAACTCACCGAATTGAGTATCATCTTGTTCAATCATTACTCCTTCTCTAGCAACTTCTTTTATTCTAGTAAGAATATTTCCGTCTGCTCTAAATAATCTATCTAAAGTACTCTTCATCATAGAAGGACGCATGTAAAGCAACTGATCCGTTTGAAATCCTGCAGGTAATTTTGCAAGAGCTTCTCTTTTTACTCTCATCAAAGTTTCATAATGAAGTCTGAATTTCTCATCTTTCATTAATTTTGCAAAATTCTTATTCTTATAACTATCGTTAGGAACTTGTTTATACTCTTGTCTGATATAATATCCTTGTTTTTTTTTCTCAGCTATATCACTTTCATTTACCCAAATAGGATCTCTATTTGAATTTCTAAGTTTCATTAATACTTGAGTAGTTAAATTGCCTTCTTCATTTATTATATCTTTTTTAGCATCTACTTTAATACTAACAGCATTTTTAATATACCAACCTTCCCACATCTTAGCATATGCGGCAGCTTGTTCTGCTGTAAAGAAATTTTTATTTATTAAACTAGGATCTCCTTCTCCAGTTTCTGGGTCTACGTAACCTAATTTCTCAGCTACTTTTTTTCTAAACTTTTCTCTTTCTTTATAAAATTTAGAATAGTTATAATCTGCTACCATATAATGGGTAGGCTTATTGCCGTCCATCTCTATGAGATCTTCTTGTTTATATTTACTTAAGAATAAAGTCTGGGAAGCTAATACATCTCTAGCAGTACTTACGGCAAATCTTTTAACATTATTATAAGCATCATAAATAAATTTATGTACTGATCTAATAACAGCTGACTTAGCATTTTTAAAGTTACCTGTATAATATTTAAACCAATCAAAGAATTTTGTTTGCATAGCTTCAAAAGCACTCTCTTCATCAAAATCTTTATCTATAACTTCACCATCAGGTGTTCTATTTATTTCTCTAAACTTTTCTTTATTTTTTTCTAATCTTAAAGGTTTTAATCTGGTTCTAGATTTAGTTATTAAATCTCTTAAACTAGCTACTGCTTCCTCTATATCTGCTCCTTCTTCTCTAGTAACAGTAGATACTCTTACATCTTCTATCAAAGTATTGATAAGAGAATTATAACTATCTAAGAATAGCTCATAATTATATAATGTTCGTCCACCTAAAGTAACGTCTCCTCTTTCTGCAGAATCTAATACTTTAAATATTTCATATACTTCTTCTTTAGAAGAGTAAATCCATTTAGTAATACCAGTATTATACCTAGCATTTTCAAGGTCTCTTTGTAGACCTTCTATCTCAGCTGTAACTGCAGCAATTGCTTTTTTACTTTTCTGACTTCTAGTATCTCTTTGAGCTTCTTTAAGTCTTTGTTTCTTCTTTAAAAGCTGCTGCTCTACTTTTTTAAGAAACTTTTCTTTTTCAGTCAGTTTCCTTTCATCGCTTCTTTTTTCTTTTTGATATTTAATATCATCTTTTGTAAAAGGTCTTTTGCCTTCGTGTTTCTTCAGCTGTTTATAGGACTCAAACTTTTCATATTTTCCTACTTGCTCTTGATTTAATATATCTCTAGCCAAAGGAATAACAACATTTTCTATATCATTTCTACCTGCACTATCTATTCCTAGAGCCCAATCTAACCAGGCAGTAAAATCTTGCCATACTTTCTTAAGACTTTGCCAGAATCCTGATACATCTTCTTCAATAAATTGATCAGTCTGTTTAAACTGATTAACTATTTCAGCTGCTAATATCTTACCTAAAGCTTCTTTTCTAAAGTCTTCTTCATTCTCATAGATATCTTTATACTCTTCTTTTACTTGTGCGTAAGTCTCAGTCTCTGTGACTTGTTCTAAAGCTTGTTTTATAGTAGTAGGACCTAAAATATAATTAGCCTCCCCTTGGCTCATCAACTGCATCTCAATAGCAAAGTGAGCGACTTCTTCTGCAAGAGTATCTATCTTAGCTCCATCAGCAATAGCGATAAGAGAATTCATAAAGTCAGCAACTCCTAAAGCATTTTCTTCAAATCTATTAGGGAATTTTTCCATCACAGATTTTAAAGACTCTATAGCTACTCCATGTTTTCTTGCCCAAGCTCCTAATATTCTATCTAATTTAGCATTTGCTTTTTCAGTATTCTTAACACTCATTTGTCTAAACATACCGTTAGCATATGGTGAGTAGTAAGTATCTTCTTTCTGGGCTACATTAGCATTTTTATAACCTGCTATATAATAAGTGCCATCAAACTTTTCTTTAAGTCTCCAAGGCTGATCCCCTATTCTATCAGAAATTTGTCTAAGCTTAGTATTAATTCTTCTGACATCATTTTCTGATAAATCTTTTTGATATACTTCATTAAAGAATATATCACGAGCTTCTTTTATAACAGCTCTAGCTCTAGAAGGACCTCCTTGATATAATACTTGTTTTTCTTGAGTATTTTGTATAGAAGTTAGACCTATTTGTTCTATAGTAGGAAAATCTTCTGTATTATTTTGTTCCATCCATATACCAACTTTAGCAGCTACTATAAGAGGATTTACTTCTGTATCTAGTAACAGCTGTTTAAATTCAGGATGAGATTTATTTATACATTTACTCATTAGTTACATTTTATAACATTATATTTTTCTTCAGGAGAAAGAGTGTCCCATTCTTGTTGAGTCATTATATCTCTAGTAGATGTACCGTTAGCAGTTTTTATTCCATAAAGATAATTAGTTATACTTGGACCATTTTGATATATCTCTTCTACTATATAATTTTGGTTATCTCTTAACCATTTATCTCCTTCACTTATCTGTTCTCTTTCACGCTGTATCGTTTCTCTGTAATCCTTAGTTACATTTTCTACTATTGCGTTTATAAGTTCCATAGATTCTTCGTAAATTTCTTCTCCTCTACCTTTTTTAGGTACTTCATAAAATATCGAAGTTAACCAATCTATAAATTTTTGCCAAATACTTTTTGATTCTTGTGGAGCTCTTAAGCTTTTAACATGATTTGCAAAGTCAGGATTAGTAAAAATTTCTGCTACAAATTCAAATTCATCTGTAAAACCGTAAAGATCTTGCTTCGGAGATTCACTCTTTTTATCTAAATTTTTTGCTTCCTTAAATAAATTTGTTAGCTCAGTATTCTTTTGTCTTAACTCTTTGTCTATAATATCTTGAGTAACTCTTTTACCATCTTTTACAGTAGTTTGTTTTCCTTTAACAACTAAATCAATAGTAAAAGCATGGGTTACTTCATGGAGGAAAGCATATAAATAAAATGCTCCACTATCTACTTGTCGTATTGTTTCTTCATTTAAATATATTGTGTCATTATAGTAGAACATGTAAGTACCTCTACCTCTTGTTTGCTCTGCCCACTCTTCATTATTTAAAAATTTAACTTCAAAATTAACTCTTCCTAGTTTAGTAACTAGCTGTGATATATTAGAGTCTTTTTCTAGATAAGGCCAAAAAGCTCTGAGTACATCTTGACTGCCTTTAATTTTTTCTGGATCAAAAAAGCTTCTATCAAAATTCACAGCTAATTGTTCCCAAGAAACACTATCATGATAATTGTCTACAAGCGTCTCTGAGATACCTGAAACCTTTAGCTTAAACATTTCGTAAAGTTCTTTAACCACTGGGTCATTTTCAGGAGTCTTATCTACAAACTTTTGCTCCATATTCTTAGCATTGAATATTTGGAATTTCCCATTCTTAATCTCTGCTATAAACTCAGCATCTTTATACTGAAGTCTATACATTTCTGTATCGGTAGAAAGATCTACTGGAGCTGTTTTCTTTGTTAAATCTACTTTAGGTTTAATTGTACTCGGTACTTCTCCCTCTGCTGATTTAATATTTTGTGTGATTTCATTATCGACTGCTTGGTCTGCTAATCTTTGAGCTTCTGTTTTGCCGTCTTTTATAGTGTCTGGTGCAGGAGATACAGAGTTTTCTATTGCTCCTAATGCATTAAATTCTAAAGCGACATTACTAATCCCTAAATTAGGTACTCTATTATATTTATAAACAACAATTTCTTGGTTATTACTATTGTATTCTATAATTGTATCTGTTAATTTATAGATAGAAGTTGCATAATGATTATTTATTTTAGTATCATATGCTTTTATATACGGTACAGGTTCGTCGAATCTGTCTCTAAGATTAGTTGTAGCATAATTACCTATGACAACTAAATTGCCTTTTAAGTCTTTTATTATATTAGCATCTGCTTCGTAGAAAGTTGATGTAATTCTTCCTGTAGGAGTCAGGTAATTCCCAGCATCTTCTTCTGATAATGTTCTATCTATTTTAGCAGTAGGAATAAAATTATGACGATTAGAATAGTTACGAATAAATTGTTCTATAAATCTTCCATTATACTCAGAATCATAATTCTCTACCATTAATCTTTTCTGAAGAAGTTCGTTCATAGTAAGCTGTCCTCCTCCATCTTGTATCATTAAGTCTGGTTGAGTAGACTGATACTCATTAGTAAAGAACATGACGGGAATAACATTAGCAAATGTATAAGGACCGAAATTAAATCCGTTAGCAAAGAACGAATACTTTATTAATTTTTTTGCTATCTCTCTAATTTCAGGATCAGGGTCTAATAACATTCTTTCCCAAGAATCTGATAATGCTTCTATATCTTCAGCAAACTTTCCTGTTTGATAGAATTGAATTCTGCTAATAGGAGAAGTTAAATCTGGACGTACTATATGAAGTTGGTCCATTAATGGTTTAAATGGAGAATTCTCAGGTAAGTTTCTTTTAAACGTTAAAAATTCTCCAGGGAATTTCTTTAATATATCGTCTATCTGATCGTGGTGGAAAAACTTAAATTCACTAGCAATGTAATTTAAATAGTTACTATTAATTAATTGCGCTTCTTCTTCTCTTAAAACTCCTGTACCTTTAAACTCAGTAAACTTTTCTTTAATTAATCCTAAAGGAGAGAACTTAGTTTCTGTAGGATTATTTTCATTTATATTACCAATAGTTGGAAACACCTTTTCGTAAATACCAATAGGCTTATATAAACCGTATGTTGTAAATGCGGGGCTTTGTTTTTGTTTAGGATTTTTATATAAGAAAATTTCTTCTAAACCTGATATTTTATTAGCTCCTCTTTGATTGTCTACTAATATTCTTGTTTGATTGTTTAAGAATACATAGTCAGCTGCACCAGTAGATCCGTAAGCAGTAACAGAATCTGTTTTAGAAGCTCGTATTCCTCTAGATAATTCTTCTGCTATAGTATCTAATTCTTCAAATAAAGCAAGTGCTGCTTTTTGGATAAAAGCATTTTTAACACCTTTCTTACCACTTAGAGTTTTTTCTAACATCTCAGTAGTTAAGTCTTTTATATTTACTGGTTTCACAGTAGTTCCACTAGGAATCTGTTCTTGAAGATTAGCTATAATCTCTTTCTTTATTTGAGAAACAAGATTTTGTTTACTCATAGACCCTTGTTCATTTTGAACTCTATTTGTTAGTTCTAATATTGCAGGCTGATTTAGTAAAGCAAACATAAAGGCTTCGTCGACACCAAGTCTATCTGCAAGTGCTACTACATTAGCAGTAAACATGTTGAAGTTTAAGAATGCTGAAATAGGTTCTTTCGCATTATCCACAACAGCTGCTAATTTAGTCGCAAGTATTCTTGAAATTCTTTTACCAGTTCTACTTCTAATTTGATTTAATGCTTGATAAGTTTGTTTATTAAATTCTAATTGGTCTACTAATTTAAGATTTGTATACTGAGCTTTAGCATGGTGAGTATTATGATTCGCCATAATACCAATAAGATCGTTACCGTCCATGTTACGTCGGAATAACTCTAATTGAGTAGAAGGATAAGCAATGTTAAAGTCGGCATCATCATCTAGTTTATCTGCAGCTGCTAATAATTCTTTTCCTTTTAAATTAGCTTCTTTAGTTTTGCCTGCTTTTAATAATCTAATTCTAGCACCTGCATATTTTAAAGAATCAAAGTTACCTGGATTAATAATTGCAGCAGCAGTATTTCTATTTTCTAGAATAGACTTCATAATATTTATTTTCATATTATCTCTAGCTGCTCTAGTATTGTAACTTGATATATTTATGCCAAGATTTTTAGCATCAAGAAGTGCACTAGCTATTACATCAATAATTACATTTTTACCTTCTTCTGCTTCTTGAAGCGCTATACTTTTTTCAACAAGCTCTTCGTCCCATTCTTGTCCATTTAAAATATTATAAAAAGAATCGATTGTTTCTTGAAGTTCTTTTTTTAGAGCTTTAGCATCTTCAGTATTTAATTGTTTAGACTTTTTTAATTCTCTTTCACTTTCTCTAATTTCTCTTTTAATATCTGAAAGGCTACGATTTTTATCTTTTGTGGCTAGAGCTACTTCTTGTATTGAAGTTTCTACTCTTTTTAAAAACTCTTCTCTTTCTTTTTCATTTTTTATAGTATCCTCTGCAAATTTTTTAATTAATATTTTATTTCTATAAATATTTTCAGCAAGATCATTTGCTTGTTCTTGGTTATCTATAGTACTGTAGTATTGAGTTATTTTGGGAATATTATCTATAACTCTAAAATGTTTAGATAAGAAATACAATTTATCAATATCGAAGTCAAGACCTGCAATAGTAGTTACTTCAGGAGGCATTATAATAGTATTAGCCATAGACGGAGGAGTAAATCCTATAATTCTAATATTAAACATAGAGTATTTATCTTCCGTCGGAATCCTGTTAGCTATAATTTCTAATAGCTCAGAAGCATACATGTTTATGTATTCAAAGTCAACTTCTCCGTCTTTAGTAGGAAAAAATTTCTTTGATGTATGAGGCATTAATACTTCCCAAATAATTTTACCATCTTCAATTTTTAATTTAGGATGGTATCTTTCTCCTACAAGATCTGCATCTTCTTCTCTTTGAAGAGTACTTACACCGTAAGAAGGCGTGTTAATTACCCCTCCCCCTTTAATTTTTTGTTTAACTACATTGTTTTTAAAGATAGAATGCAAAAGAGTTTCTGTTTGATATAAAATTCTAGGATGGAATAAAGGCAAAGCTGTAGTAATTGTTTTTTTTGATCCTAATGATGCATCATTAACAGTGACTTCTACTGGAGAAATAGCTTGAAGATATTGGTCTCCCATATTTCTTTCAACAGCATGTTCTCTTAATAAAGGAATCAGCTTTACATAATTAAGAGTACCGTCAGGATTTACCATATCTTTTTCTAATGACTCGAAAGATTCTTTTAAGTCGTCGAAAATAATATCTTGATATAATGAAACTACTTCATATCCTTTTAATGAAGTTCTAGTATCGCCTATAAATAAATCATAATCCTGGTCCATTGCTATATCACCAGTAATAAGAGTTCTTAGCTGTGATCCAAAATTACTTCTTTCATCAATATGGTGAGCAGGAGTTTCTTGCTGTTTTCTGTAATCAGATATATCTAAATTAAATACTTTAACACTATCATATCCTACAGAAGGTATGTAGCTTCCGTCAGCTTGCTTTTCATAGTGAGTAAACCTACTATCTTTTCCATTTGTTATTCCTCCTACTTTAACAGCTGATTCAAAAAGAGCTACTTCATATGCGCCTCTTTCCATATCTTCATATATTGCAGCAAGTTTAGGATAAACTAGATTACCTTGCTTATCTTTTTTAAGAGCAAAAGATTTAGTAAGTACTGTTTCAGAGTTCTTAATCTGCATAGGAACTCTTACACCATCAACATACATTTGTGTAAATGTAAATGGTTTTAATGGAGATGCAGGAGGATCTATAATTCTTAAATCTTCTATAGTTTCTTTTCCTTTTTTAATTCTATCATAGGCTTTATCATGGGCTTCTCCCCACTCTCCTAAACCTTTTAATATTTTTTTACGGAAATCTAAAGATACAAAAGTACCACCATCTGATTCATTATTTTGATCTCCTACTTTTTTAGCATTAGCCTTTTCTTTCCACATTATTTTCAATGCTTCTTTTTCTACAGGAGTCATATTAGACTTATCAATAATATCATTGATATGTTTTAGATTTTCTTTAGAGGTAGGAACCATCGAGTCTTCTAAAATAATAGCGCTATAACTTCCTGTTAAAGTAGTGTATGTACCAGGACTAAAGATTTGCTTAAAACGTTTTTGATAATCTGTAGTACCTTTATAAAAACTAGGATCTCCTGCAAATAAAACATTTGTTTGAGCATTATAATAAAAAGTATTCATAAGGTAATCTATAAATACTTCGTTTTGTGCTTGAGTAGTTTCTAGACTTTTGTCTAAAATATTAGGATTAAATGTCATTAATCCTTCTGCTGTTTTTCCTTCAACAATTCCTGATTCTTTATATTTAAGATATTGTTGTCTAAAGAAAGTATCTTTTTCTAAATTAAACTCAAAGAATTTTTGAATTTCTTTTTTAATACCTTGTTTAGTTTTAAGATTTTTAGCAGGAACTTTATTTAAAAAAGTAAGTAATTGAAAGTTCTTTCCTCTTTTTACATAGTTCTTATTTAATAATAATGGATGAGGAACAGCATCTTTATTTTCTTTCTTTTCTTTTTTATACTGTTCTTCCAAGCCTTTGATAAACTTCATTCTTTCCATTTCTGCGATAGCAGTATCTGTAAGTTTATCTATAATTTCATCTTTACTAAGTCTCTTTACTTTTAAATAATGGGCAGTAGGAGAGTTTGAAGGTATACCTAATTTAATACCCACATTACCTTGTTGGTATTCTCTTTTACCTCTTCTATAATATAAACCAAAAGAAGTTGCTTCTAATTCTATATCAGACATCTTACCATAAGTAACAGCTTTGTTTTGTCCTTTTCTAGTAAGTCCGTCTAATATAATAGATTTAAGATTATTTCTTAAACCGTCGTCATTTTTTAAATCTTGTAAGAAAGGCAAGTTACTTACTAATAAATCATTTCCTGCTACATTATCTATAAGCTTCTGAAGACTATCTTCATCTTTAACTTCTTCTAACATTTTATTAATCTGTCCTGAAAGAATAATGTTATACTTAGTTTTACCTCCTATACCTCTAAAACTAGAAACTAATTCGGTGTCTAGTGCAGGCTCTATAGCTTCTGCTAATTGTTGTACTAAACTTTTTCCTGAAGCTTTACTTTTTCCGTACTGAATATCTGTTTCAGGAGTTAGTTTAGTAAATGGATTAACTCTTGCTTTTGCGTCTCTTTTATATTTAGGAGTCTTAACTGTTCTTTTCTTTCCGTCTTCGCCAACAACAGTTCGACTTTCCATCGCTGTTCTATCTGTTCCAACTAGTTTTTTACCTACCTCTTGGAGAACACGTAATAGATTTCCAATCTTTCCTCTTTTATATAAGAATTTTGCTCCTCCACTATTATAGATTTTATCTAATTGTTCAGGAGTTAAGAAAAGATTTACAGTAGCTAAGTGATCAGAAAGTAGTTTAAAGAATTTTCCGTTTTCAAAAAAGTCTACACTTTTTTCAGCTACTTTTTCATCAGCACTAACATCATTTTGTCTATATAAAAAATCTAATTTTAGTAAACCATCTAAGAAAGCTTTGGCTTTAGCTGCGTCTATATTATCTGTCCAAAGAGCATCTTGTTTACCTACTTTATATAATGAGTTAGTACTAGATAAGAAGTTAGCTATAAGATCTTCTGAAATAATATCTTTGATAGTTTTAGAGTTAGAACTAAATACTCTAAATTCTCCATTTACTTCATAGACACTTTCAAACTCTGCAAAGTTTTTACTAGCAAAATTGGCAAAGAACAATGTTCTTAGTCTTGGATTCTGAGCAAATAAATCTATAACATCTTGTTTCCAAGGTTTATTTAGAGTAGCTAGTTTTGCGTCAAAGTTTTCTAAAGTATAACTATTAGCTACTTTAGATACTAAAGCAGCAAATACTACATTAGAATCTTCTACATCTTGAATACCAAAAGGAGAAATTGCTTTTGAACCATCAGAATTATATTTAGGAATATTAGCAAAGAAACTAATAAGCTGTTGCTTCATTCCCTGCTTAGGATTTCTTTCAATACTATTTATCTGTGCTACTCTATCTGGAGTATCTTCTCCTTCTTCAATAGCATTTATATAATCTTGTTCTGTAACTTGACCGTTAGTGCCTTCTTGAGGAGATCTACTCTCTGCTTCAAATCCTCCATAACTAATTTCAATACCTTCATTACTTTTTAAGAATCTATTAAACTGTTCTAATAAATCAGAAGACTTCATAAATTCTATTCTACCTTTTGGATTCTTCCTAACAATCTTTTGATTATTAGTTATGATTTTATAGAACTTACTAAAGTGATGAATTAAGTTTTTAAACTTAGCAACTTTTTTAGTATCTCCAGCTGCCTCTGCTTGTGCAAGAAGTTGTTTTGCGACTGCTATATCTCGAACAACATCAGTAATAGCATTACTAAATATAATATGAGGACCTGAGTTCTTAGACTTCTTACCTACTAAATTTATTATTTCAGGTACAGATAATTTATTTTCTGGGTCTAATTGTTGGCGGAATCCTTCAATGGCTTTTTTAATCTTACTGTTAAAATATCTTAACGCCCATTTTTTCTCAACTGGATTTATATACTTTCTGTTAGGAGCAGTAGTTCTTACAGATTGTCCGATAGATTGTCTAATAGATCTTTTTAATACAGTGTTTTTAAATTTTATAGAATCCGCATACACTCCTAAGTTTATATTCTCAAATAAGTTATCTATGTTTAGAACTTTATTCTTTTTAAAGAAAACTCGTAACATTCTAGAAAGACCTTTAAAAAAAGCATTAGTCTCTTTAAAATTTTCTTTACCTGCTAATATATCTTTAGTTTTTTGTTGCCCCGTTCTTTTATCTTCAGGGACAGGTTGCTTGCTTACAGGCTTAAGCTTATCAACTTCTTGGCTTTGTTCATAAGCCATAAACTTATCTGCTAAGAATTCTTCTAACTCAATAAAAGTAGGTCTAACATATTGAACTTCTTTAGTACCGTCTTCTAGAGTAACTTCTTTTCTTGTTAAAGGAATCTCTTCTTGATACTTATAAAAGATCTCATTTAAGATTTTAACTCTTTGTTCTATAGGCAGAACTAAATTAAAAATAACATGAAATGCTTCGTGAGCTTCTGTTCCTGCTGGAGCTAACTCTGATATTAATACTGCAGCAGTAGTAAATAATCCATATAACTCATCTCCGTTTTTTAATGCTTGTTGCAGCATCTCAAAAGATTCTTTAGGAAGGTAGTGGCGTAAAGAATCAAAATCTTTAATGACTCTAACAGTGCCTTTCTTTCCTGACTGTCTTTTAAAAGACTCTCCTAATATTCTTTTAAGAGTTTCTAATCCTTGTTCTCTAGCTTTCTTAGCATCTTCTTTAGCAAGTTCAGGGTCCATCTTAGGGCCCATTTTTGTTTTAAGATTACTATCTCCAAAAGGATCTCCTATTATATCATCGCTAGAAGATACATCAGTATCTATATCGTCACCAGTCTCTGATTCTGAATCAAGAAGAGTACTTTCATTACTTCTAGTTTCTTCCATTGCTGCTACACCTGCAGAGATGCCTTGTTCTTCTGCAGCTTTTATTATATCATCAAGATCTTGTGCAGATAATTCTTGGTCAGAGTCTATAATCTCTTCTCTTGTCGGAGCTCTTTCACCTGGCTCTTCTTTTTTTACTGGTTCTCCTTTTTGTTGTTTCTTTCCTTCTTCTGTAGCTTGTGCTGAAAGAAGTGCTAACTCTTCATCAAACTCAAATTCAAAATCATCGGGAGGTATTTGATCATCAAAGTATTCTGCTTCGTCTTTCTTAGTACTAGTTTGATTAGGATTAGGCTCATAAGCTTCGTTAGATGTAGGACCAAATTCCTCATTGAAATTTTTCTCATCACTTTTATCAAAGTCTAATACTTGCTGCTCATAAGCTTTTTTCTCAGACTCACTTAATTGATAAGTTTCTAAAAAGAAAGAACTTGAATGAAAGAAGTTACCGTCTTCATGAAATAAGTCAGTAGTAATAGCTCCGCTTTCTGCAACTTGTTGATTATAGTTTCCTTCGTTGATTCTAGCAAAATCTATTTTTCTAATTCTTTTTCCTAAAAAATCAATAGCTGCATCTATTTGATCTCCTGGAATTTTTATTTCTTGAGGGACAATTACTTCTCCTTCTACTTCTGTCCACTTAAATTCGAAATAAGAATCTTTTTTAGTATTGCCTCTTTTGTATTCAATATTAAATCTATAAGTAATATCTTCAAGAACTTCTCTAATTTTTTTGATATCATCAATATTAGTAGCTTCTTGTAATTCTTTTAGTTTAGTTTTTACAGTGTCAAAATCATTTGTATCTGCTATCTTATGGGTAAATAACTTAACAGGATATAAACCATATGCAGAAGGAACTAACATGTAAACATATCCAGGTTCTAAACTTTCACTGAGATTTACTTTAGAGTTTTCTAGTTTTTCTCTTAATGCTTTTGCTTTTTCTGACCCCGCTCTCCCTGTATGAATAGTACTCATGACTGTATCTCCTTGTCCATCTTGTCCAATGTTAACACGATCAATAGTTTTAATAACTAATAGTAGTTCATTATTTTTATCGCCTCTAGCATCAGCTGCTTTTTTTAATAAAACAGCAGGATTATTTTTTAAAGGCTCTCCATTGTTTTGTGGATCTGTACCAACATTAAGATTTCTTTGAATCTTTCTTTTAATTCTAACTCTTACAGGAGCTTGCTGTACAGTTTCTTTAGGTTTGTTGATTATTTTAGTTTCATCTAACTGAAACTCTTTTAGAGAAATCGCTTCACCTCTTAATAGCTGATCTAATAAACCATTATTAAGAATAGATTTAAACTCTTCCTCACTTCGCCAATTACCGTCGTACCAATACTTACAAGCCATGAATTAAAATTTATCAAAGTTACGGATTTTTACTAACATTGTTTTTCTCCTATATAGTTATTGCCGTCTAAGATATCAACGTACCCTTCACCGAATCTATTACTAAGCTGTTCAATTATATCATCGAAATTTTCTTCTATTACTTTTTCTCTAGCAGTCTGTTCTACTTCTGTTTCTGGCGAAGTAGTTTTTATTAGTTTACTATCTTCTAATGTACCTGTTTTTGAAATTCTTACTATTCCTCCTTCATCAGGAAATAAAATTTCTACTTGATCAAATCTAACACCGTTTGGATCTACAATAATATTAACTATTGTTCCTTTTCCAAATTTTGGATGTATAATATTATCACCTTTTTTAAGTGTATCAAGTAATCCTAAATCAGATGCTATATCTACTGTAGTAGTTTGTTCTTGTTTGAAATATAATCCTTGTTTTATAGCCTCATCTACAACAGCTCGTCCTAAAGGAGAAGAATAATTTCCTACTACTTTACCTGTTTCTAGATTAATTACTTCACCTTCCCCAAAAACTAAATCTACATTAGTAGAATATTTAACTCCTTTATACTCAACAATAATAGGAGGCAGATCTTTCTGTTCTACGTACTTTGATGTAGTAGTTTCTTTAGTTTCTGTTTTAAAAGCAACAGTAGCTTGATATCCTTCATAAGATTCTATAGAGTCTTTAGTTGTTGATGATATAAATCCTCCGTCAGTTTCTTTTGTAGAATTATATAAAGCCTCTCTTAAACCTTTTACACTAGGGTTTCTAGAAGTTGTTTGAAGTCTTCCTATAAAAGTATCTCCATGATATACATTAATACCGATGTTATCAGCATCATATACACTTTTATCTCCGTAAGAATTTCCGTTCTCATCTAACTCAGTAGCAAATTTAAATTCAGCTGTCTCTTCGTATTTTTCTAAATCTTCATTATTTAACCAATCAGGGCTATTAACTTTCTTCATGTCGTACCCATCTATTTCTGTTTGAGTAGTTGGTCTACCTTGACTATCTTCCCAAGGATAAGGTTTACCTGTTTGTGGATTTATTGGCGTTTTTATTAATTTGCCGTCTTCGTCAAATCTTAATTGCTTTTCGTTAATAGTAGGAATGTTACCACTAGTAGATTGTTCGACAGCTTCTTCGAACATGTCATCAATAGTAAAAGCTTCTTTCTTCTCGTCTTTAAACTCTGATGTACTTTGTACAGGTTCAGGAGTTACGTTTTCTTTCTTTGAATTAGCAAAGTTAGTATTACGTTTAGAAATCTCTGAAACTATATCTTCATAGTTATTTAGAATAGTATTGAATGCATTTAAAAAACTAGTTTTAAAATCCTCGTTATCTTTAAAGTTATCTATATTATCTAATGAGTAATCTAATCCATTAGGAAGCTCGTCTCGGCTTTCCATAACTTCAAAAATATGTTCTACTAGATTAGCATTCTTTCCATCTTTTAATGCCTCAACTACTTCTTCATATGGAGCAGTTTCTGGGTCAGATAATTTTGATTTTACAGTATTTAATTGGCTTATAACATTTTCAGAATGAGCAGGAACATCTTTTCCAAAAAGTTCTCTATAAGAATCAAGATTTGTTTTTACACTAGAACCATCTTGTTTTTTATTGACAGCTTCTTCTGCTCGTTTTTTTATGCCATCTATAAGCTCTTCAGCAAATTGTTTTTCAAAATCTTCTTTTAATTTAAACCAGGTATTGGCTCCTTTATTTGTAAAGAGAGTAGAATAGATTTCAGAAACTTTAGCTTGCTTAGTTTTAATTTGAAATATATCTTTAACAATACCTTCTATTTCAGATTTATTAAAGTTATATGATTCAAAATTATCTTCTTTTATTTGACCTAAGATCTCTTTAATAAAACTATCTAGTTTTTTCTTGCCTTCTTCTTGTGCAAAATAAATTACGTCTCCTTTTTCTACAGCTGCTAGTACTTCTCTATAATTTTCATCTTTATATAAAACATCTAGATTACTATTAGGAGCTAATTCATTTAGTTTTTCTCTTAGTTCTTTTTCTCTTTCTTTTAGATTGTCTCTACTAGATAATAAATAAACAGCTTGTTTTTTAAGAGCGTTTTGTTTATTTCTTATAAAGTTTGCTTTTGCTCGCATATAATCCTGCTGATCCATTTCGAGCTCAGGATTCTTACTTGGGTCAAGTTCTTCTAATTGATCTAATCCTTTATAATTTTTAAGAAAGAATTTATCTATCCAGGTTTTTCTATCACTAGCTATAGAATCAAATGTATCTTGATTCTTAACAATTGTGTCAACTCTTTTACGAAGAGTTTCTAAATTCTTCTTTTTAGTTTCTTCTGTAAATTGAAGAGCTTCATCTTTGTGAGCAAACTGTTCGTTAAACTCTTCTAGAGACATATTCTCTAAAGCATCTATATCCTGGTACACTGTGTCCAGAATTCCATTGCTCATTCTGTTTTCTACAAAATTAAATAGCTCATCAAATTCTGCGTTCTTATATCCAAAGACATCTCCTTTAGCTAGAGCAAGATCTTTATCTTCTTGTATACTAACAGATTTTCTAAAAGCATCGAAATTATTTTTAAGGACTTCATTCATTTGAATTCCTTCATTATAATTTTTTATAGCAGCTTCTACTTCAGAAATCTTTTCTGATACTTCTCCTACTGCTTCATAAAAACCCCCGCTCCATCCAAGACCCATCTTACCACTTGCTTTAGGTTTTACCATAGGAATCCCTAAGAATCCCATTAAAAATCCTAAACTCATGGAATCAATTCCTTCTATAGATGTAGCATACTTTCTAGAAGCACTTGCCATAGCTTGTATAAAGCCTATAGAAGAGTCTCTAGCGCTTTTAGTATAAGGAGAAGCCCAATAGTCTGAATATCCTTTTTCTATAACACCTTGAGAAAATTCTTCAAATCCTTCAGTAATACCTACTTTTAATGAAGGCATTGCATATTTAAATAAGAATTTTTCTAATTTAGTTGCACTTGCAAATTCTGAAACTAATTTTCCTGTAGCATCTCTAGTTGTTCCATAAAGGACTCCGCTTCTAGATAAAATCTTTTGATTGTTTCTAAAACCTGATCCAAATATTTTAGGGAACTGAATCATATAACTAGCACCTACTAATGGAATATTAGTAAGGAATGCTGCCGTACCTGCATTCTTAGAATTATGTTGCATCATTGCTAGTTCTCCTCTAGGAATTTTTCTAGCAATAGTTTCAATGATTTCTTCTTCTGAGATTTCTAGATTACCAAACTCATCTGTATTTTGGCGAACAAGTTCTTTATATTCCTCAAACAATTGAGGATCGTTCTTTATATATCCGTATTTAGATTGTAATAAAGTACTGTCTTGAGTGTCTTTACCAATCATTGCTGATTCATAAGCAGCTGATCGATACATAGTTCCTATAGTACCCATACCTTTTTGTAAAGCATCGGTAGCTTTTACTATCTTTCTCATAGACTGTATGTCGTCTAATTTTTCTAAACCTCTAATAGCTCTGTAAGCTTTAGAAAATTTTTCTGTACCAATAGCGCCTGCACGAGCTATCGTTCTAGTGGGCCTTCCCATGGCTCCTTTTAATCCTACTTTTCCTAAAAGTATTTCTGCACCCACTGCCCCCATAACAAAAGAGACTGTGGGAACAATATCGTCGTTAATAGATTTAAAAGGATGATCAGCTATTCTAGAAAAGAAAGTTTGTTTATCTCTGTTTTTAGCATAATCGTATCCTCCGTAGATTACAAGACGTTGGTCTATGTATTCTTGGTTTTTATTAAACCACTCGCCTACATCATTATCAAAAACTTTAGTTCTATCCCAATTCCATAATGCTGATCCTACTCCATATATAGGTGCTAAAATATTTGCTCCTATATTATTTAATGTAGAACCTGCTAATTTACCAGAAGTAGTTCCCAATGATTCCCAAAAACCTTGATTTTCATCTAAATCATCTACAAACTTTTTTAATTGTTTGTAATAATTGTTTTGTCTAAATGCAGCATAATCTCCTATCTCTCTATTAAATGTTATACCATAAGTATCAGGATCTAGTAGCCTAGTCATTTTACTGCCGTGCTGTCTAATATATTCTGCACGCTCATTAGGATCAGGAATTGCTTTAGCTAAATCAACAGAAGTAAATAATTCTTTAGCAGCGGGATCTACCATAAAGTTAGTTCCCTTAATAGTATCATTAGTTACTCCGTTAATACCTGCATTTGCTAGATTATTTATAAAATCTTGTTGCTCTTTTCTAGGCTGTATATAAGCATCAGAAGATTGTATTTTTTCTTCTGCAGATTGTAGTATGGGATTTATTTGAGGTTCTCCATCAGGATTACTAGTATCCATCCCTTTAAGATTGAGTTCTTTCTCGTCTGCCATTATTTAATAATATTTTGCATTCTTCTAGGATCTCTATATACATCAGAGTCTACCATAAATGCTAATACTAAAGGTTGTCTTCTTCCTCCTTTAGCAGTGTATGTTAAATTTAAATCTGCACCTGTTCCAAAAGTTAAATCTAATTTTGCTAAAGCAGTAGGAAGATTTACTTGATTACTTATTGTAAGGGCAGGTAATTCATCAGTAGAGATAATATTATCGTAATTATTTGCGTCTCTAATTACTTCTGTATATTGAACTAGAATTTCTTTATCAGCTGTTGTTTGGAAAGTAGCTTGATATTCTTTTTGTACTTCTCTTCCTTGCGCGTCAGTATAAGGAGGGCTTTGTGCTGGCTTAGTTGCTCCTTGACTTATCGAAGACTCTATTCCATTATTTGCTCTATACTGAAGAGTATTAGCAAATTGATTATATTCTCTAGCTGCTTTAGGATTAGAAGCCATATAGAAAGGAGCGTAGTTAGCTCTTTGTTTTTCTATGAATTCTATTCTATTATCAGGATTAGCAATAGCATTAGCGCTTTCTATATAATCTACAAAGTTTTCTGTTACTGTTTCTATAGGCTTATAATCTAATCCTTCTGAACTTAAATATAAAACTTCAGGATTATTTTTTTGCATTGCTTCTAATTCCTGCTTACTGAATTTTACTCTAACGTCTTCGCCAGCTTCATATGCTTCAAGTCGTTTTTGAGTTGTTTCAGCTAAAGGTTGGATTCCTTTATCTATATAAGATTGCCAATCTTTTAAATTTTGATTTTGATCGGTTAATGCTGATTTTCTATAGAATGCCATAATAACATTACCATTTTGGTCTACTCCTGCAAATCTAGGAGTATCTGTACGATATGCATCTAAAGTATAAGAATGCTTAAGACCTCCTGGGTCCATTGCAATAGATTGTCTTGTAGAAGGATCCCATATTACTCTAGAATTTCTACTACCTCTTGCTACCATTCCGTCGTCTACTAAAGCTTTAAATTGCCCACTAGAGAATTTATCAGCGCCTTTGTCTACAATTATTTGAGGAATCTGATAGAATTGCTCGCTTCCTAAAGTTTTAGATTTTCTATACTCTTTATAAATTTTATTCAATAGTAGTTCACCAGGGGAAAAAACATTGTCGACCATATCAAGTGCACTGTCCATTTCTCCGTCAATAGCATTAAGTCTTTCAAAAATTCTTTGTCTCTCAGCCTTTACTTCTTCAGGAATATTCTCATAACCTTCTTCTTGTTGATCCATTCTGCCGCTTACATAAAGTTCTAATTGTTCTTGTTCTGCTTCAGTTAACTCGCTAGTTTCTTTTCCCATAAACTGTCTAGCAGCCTCGTCCATAAGATCTTTAAATTCGTTATCTAGATTTTTTACTAGTTCATTTTTTTCTTGTTTTCTAGTTCCTATTAAAGAATTTAATTCTTTATCTAAGAATTTAGGACTACTTACAGTATTAGCTTCGAAGTCTTCTTTTAATTTAGTTATGTCTTTTATAATATCTTCATCAGAAAGATTAAGATCTCCTGCTTGGTCTTTTATAATTTGAACTAGCTCTTCTTCTGATTTATCATTTATATATTCTGTTACTAAGAAATCAAGGTCTTTTAATTGTCCTACTTTAGAATAAGTAGCTTGATATTTTTCTTTTCTAGCGTCTTTAATTTTAGCTTCTAATTCTGCTTCTTGTTCTTCTGTTAAAGTTGGGTCTAATAATTCAACTTTATAAGCATTAATATCATCTGTTAAAGTAGCTATTCTTTGATCGTACATTTGCTCAAAACCAAGAGTAGTCTTAGACAATGCTTCGTTTTCTGCATGAACAGTTAATATATAATCACTTGTTTGGGCATAGCTTACTGTTCCATCTCCTGTAGTATATTTAGAAACTCCACCTACAAATGGAGTAAGCACATCTACATTTTTTTGATACATTGCACCTATACTAGAAGAAGGCTCTATCTCTACTACTTTTTCATAAGTTTCTCCATCAGCTCCTGTAGCGCTTATAGTATACTCAACTGGTTCAAGTTGTATATTTTCTTCTGCGTTAAAAGGAGAAGTACCTCCTGCTAAAGGAGTTTCTTTCATAACATTGACAGGATTTAACTGTGTAGCAATATCTCCTACTTCATTTGCTTCTTTTATTTTAGTAGATTTCCTACCACTACCAGAGGAGCTAATCGCTCCCTCATTAATAAAGTCTACAATGTCAGCGCCTGCTAATGCTATCTTATCAAAGTATCCTAACTTATCTGCTACATAAATACCTGCAGCTTCTTGTTCTATAGCTTCAACATCATTGTTTTCTAACATAGTTTGGATGTCAGCCATTTTTTCTTCTGCTTCGGCTTGTATTTCTTTAGCTTTAGCTATATCCTCAGATGTAGCATTTGGATTAGCTATTACTTTAGTAACTTGATCGTGGAGCTCTTCTAATTCAGGAAGAGATTCGATTAAAACATTTCTAGAAAATTGATAAGGGTCTTTATCTTCAGTTAATCCTTGAAGAGCTGCTTTCTTAGTTCTATCGTTTAATTCGAAAAACTTCATCTGAGCATCTTCTTGTTTCCAATTTTTAAATCTTTCTCCTGTTGTAATAAAGTTTCTAATAGACCTAGCAGCATCTTCTTTTGTCCTATATTTAGTTAGTTGCTGTCTTATCTCTCCAGCATCTACAGCACTATTTATCCCCATAATAGCATTTACTTGTTGGTCTTCTTCCATAGCTGCTATCTTAAGAACTAAGTCTTCTATTTCTTTTTCTCTGTTTTCTGATTTAGGAGTAAAGTTTCCAGTACTATAATTACCTGTAGTAGGATCGTAATTAGTTCCTGAGAATTTATTTCTAACATAATAATCCCAGGTTTCAAAGTCATCTTGAGTTATTTCTCTTTTTTCTAACTTCTTCTGCATTAATGCATAATTCTTCTGATAATTATTATAGTTTTGCTTCATTCCTGCAAACTCAGGATTAGTATTAAACCATTCGTTTAAATCTTGAAGCTGTTGAGTAGCTACTCTATAGTTACCTGATCGAGTTAAATTTTGAGAAAGTTCTTGAGTTTTTGCATCTAAATCTGCCAATAACTTTTTAGCTCTTTCATCGTCTTGACTCATACGTGATAAAGCGTACTTAGTTTTATCTATTTCAGATTTAGTTACATCAAACTTTTCTTTCATTTTAGACAAAGGCTCCGCAAAGGCTTCTAATCCAAGAGGCTTATATTCTGTAGTAAATGGAGTAGATAAAGGCGTTAAAGGCATTACTTTTTCTTTTTATTTTTATTTCTATTCTTTAACATCTCTGCAAATTGATCTGCTAAAGTTTTATATTCTACTGAACCAATGCCTTCACCTGCCATTGTAGCATAGTAAGCTGCTAATTCATTTGCTTGATTTGCTTCTACCATTTGTTTAGTTTGTTCAGCAGATGCTTGTAAAGATTTTCTTTTAGCTTCATCAAAAGTAAGCATCAATTGTTTCTTTATTCTCTCAAGCTTTTGCTTTTCTGCTTTATTCAATTTCTCTGCTTCAAATTGTAGTTTAGCATTAATAGTGTCTACTTGCTGAATAGCTTGTGCTTCTAATTGAGCTCCTTTTTGCGCAGCTACTTGTAAATTACCTGGGTTTCTTCCAAACTTTCTTAAGTCTTTTCTTAAACCTGCAGTAGATCTTCTAATAGCATTAACAGATTCTGTGTAATCTAATTTAGGAGCCTTAGTGGCTACAAACTCAGGTTCATATTTAGGATCGTATTTAGAAAATAATCCTGAATATAAGTTAGCTGCAATAGGCAATGCTTTAGCTGCAGCTTGCATAGGAGTTTCTTTAAATTTAAAATCTCTATTAACATCTTCTTGATCGACATCTACATTTATTTCATTCTCTCCTTGAAAGAAATCTGCAATACTTGTAGGTTGCATATTATATGCATAATTAAAAGGTAATGTTGCTTGAGCAGGAGAACCAAATTGATTAGCAGGCATTAATGGTAGAGGCTCTATATTCATAGGATCAGTTGGATTAGTTAAACTTCCTCCCATTGGTTTTTGAGCAGCTTCTATTGCTTCATCGCTTGGGTAATCTTTATCTCCTGGTTTAGCAGGACGATAATTTTTTCCCATTCTTTCTTTCTTAGCTCGTATATTAGCCCAAAGACCTCCGCCATTTTTAAGATAGTTAGATCCCATACGACCTCCTGTTCCAAAAGGTAATTCTGGAGCTCCCATATCTATATCTGCCCAATTACCATACCCCATACCTTCACCAACTAGTCCTGTAGTGTCTGTTACAGTATCCGTTATAGCATCAGGAGCAACTTCAGTAACAGTTGCTGCAGTATCTGCTGCTTCTCCAGGATTTATAAATTGACTTGCCATTCCTGCAGTTTGATTCCATACATTTTGAAATGTTTGAGCATTTTGTAAAGATTCATCATTTGCTCTAGCTTCCATTGCAGCTTTAACTTTTTTATGATCAGGATGATTTTTGTCAGCAAGAATTGCTTGTTTTTTTGCCATCTCTGCTTCTTTATCTTTTTTTGTTGCCTGATCTCCTATAGTTTGTATAAATTGTTCTGCACCAGGTACAAAAGTTCCTGCTGCTCCAGAACCTGCATCAAAAGCAGCGTCTTTTAAAGTATATGCAGTATCAGTAGCTTTTGCTTCTCCTGCTCCTTTTAAAACATTTGCTCCTGCTTCTGCAACAGGAGCTACAATTTGTCCTACTACAGGAATATATTTAGCAAAATCTGCAGCAGTATCTAAAATAGTTCCTGCAGTTTGCATACCTGCTCCATATTTATGTTGAACACCTGGTACGCTCATACGACCTCCGTAAGCATGCATCTTACCTCCACATCCGTAACATAATTTTCCTCCTCCTCTTCTCATTTGATCTTCTCCAAATCTACCTACCCATTTACTTTTATCTGGTACTCCAAGAAAAAGATTACTTAAAGCTCTAAGATTATTTCCTTGTGCATCTTGTGTTGCTCTAGGGTGTTTTACAGCAAAACGCATATTACCACTATTTCTTATTCTATCGTTTTTTGGTCTAAACACATTAAGAGCTCTATTCATATGTGTATATCTACGACCTGCTGTATTTGGTTTTTGTCTAAAAGCTTTTATATTTTCTCGTTTGTCTACGAAATCATCTTTTACTTTTCCTACAAAATCTTTAAATTTTCTTGTACGTTCTTTATCAGGAAATTCTCCAATTCCTGTTCCGCCACCATAAGCAGGATCTGTGCTAGTACCAACAGCTCCTAAATTACTTATCATATTTTGACGAATATCTTGCATTATTCTATCATCTTCAAAACCTGCTTCTTCTGTCCAAGATAAATGAGGACTAAAATTTTGAATAGCGCTGCCTGTATCTCTAGTTTTTATAGTTGAAGTAAATCCTGTTTCTTGTCCTGGACATGGAGGTAATGGAGGATCTCCACAAGGATTTGGATTTGCATTCATCATACCTGCATTAGCCATGTTCATTCCCATAAAACCTCCTGGTGCATATGAACGTGACATATAACCTCCGCCTCCAAAAGAACTTTTTCCGTCTCCTAAATATCCACCTAACTTTTCAGCTTCTGGCCATTCATCTTTACGAGTTGGACGATAAGGTTGCGGTGAATCCCACCATTTTAGATAGTCTTTAAATAAAGATTTTTCTCCTGCTAATGGTTCTCCTGTTACTAAAGCAGTTGGATTATCAAATGCTAAATCTATATCATTTAACCTTTCTACATGATCTTTATAAGGTCCTTCATATATTTTTTGTCTTCTAGCTTCTTCTTCAGTCATAGGATATACTGGTCTTTTATAACCTAAACCAATGCTGTGTCTAGGATAAGGTCCTCCTAAATTACCTCCGTTATCATAATTTTTTACATACTCTTGTGCAGCTGCATCAGACATATGAGATTTTGCTCTAGATAATAATACTGATTTAGGTATCTTACCTCCGCTTCTCATCATACCTTCTTGTTGGCCCATAGCCATATCTTGTTGCTGCTGCATCATAGCCATTTCTTCTGGAGATGGTTGTCCTTGTTCCGCCATCATTTGTTGTTCCATCATAGCTTGCTCATCCATAGGAGCTTCTTGCATTTGTCCTCCCATTGCTGGATCACCTTGAGATTGTCCTTGTCCCATCATAGCAGGAAGAACAGTAGGGTCTAATGCATCTATTTCTGCTAGTCTTTCTTCTATTTCTTTTTGCTTGAAAGCTTCTTGAGCTTCCATAAGATTCATTAAGTCTGCATCGTTAGCAGCTTCTTCTATTTTATCTCCTTCTCTTCTAGATTTTTTACGTCCAGCTAGTTTAGAAGCGTCTGCAAAAGTTTTACCTACCATCTTTGAATTAAGGTTAAAAGCTTTTGCTAATTCTTTATCTATTTTAAGAGTATCAGAAAAAATATAATTCTCAGCATTGAATTTAGTTTCTCCCTCTTCTACTAGATTCATTTGCCCTTGTTCATTCATACCTTGAGGAATTCCGCCTAAACCATTTTCTTCATGGCGGCCTCCTTCGTTAAATTCTGTTAACTGATTCATAGCGCCTCCATTACTCATACGTTTGCCGTATCTCATATTTACACTGGAGGGAAATGCAGAATATGAATTAGGAATTCTTTTTTTCATTTTTCTTAAATTTTTATAAAGTTACTTATTTTTAAAATAATTTACTATATTATCGGTTTCTGAATAATTTTCTTTTTGTTTTAGCAGGCTCAGTATTAATTAACTTTGTAAGTCCTACAAAAGATAATTGTCCAGGTTTTTGTAATTCAAGTCTCTGAGGAAGATTAGCTTTTTTATAAGCTTCATATTGTTTTATTGGTGAGCTATCTTCTTCTAAACTTTTTAATTCTTCTTGTAATTTAGGTAAATTTCTTAAATACCTAAAAGCTGTCGATTGTTCAGGATCATATGTCCAAGGTCCTCGTTTTACTCCTTTATACCATTCAGAAGCATACCCTGCTTGAAAGTCATCATAGTTTTCCTGTTCTTCAGGAGTTATAGCAATTACATTATGATAAGTGCCTCCTGTAGGATAACCCATTCTCATCATGTCTCCTGGTTGTAGTTTAGCATCTTCTCCTAAATTTTCTATAGGATATAATCCCATACCTGCTAAGACATCAGGATTATCTACTGTACGGCTTCCTGTTATAACTCTCCAAGGATCTCCTGCTTGTACTCCTCTATAATCTTGAGCAGCAGTTGCTCCTGCTTTACGACCAATTGCACAAGCAACTCCTTGACAAGAGTAAGGTATCATAGGTTCGCCTGTCTCTGGGTCGTTTAATTTATGGAACCAAGAAGTTTCATCAGCCATAAAAGGTATACCTAAATACTCGTAATCTTCTTCATAAGGAGTTCCTGGCTCGCTTCTTTCTCTTGCAATCTCTGCCATTTTTTGTTGAACACCTGTTACGTATTCTTCTTCTTGAACGACTTTTTCTTGTTTTGCTCGTAAGAGATCTTGGTAATTAATAGCTGATTCTTTTAGTTTTTCTCCTTCTTCTGGAGAAAGACCCATGTAATAATTTTCCATCATTTGCTCAAAAAGACCTGGTATAGGACGTATAGGCCCTATGGGTCCTCCGTTACTCTTTTTTAAACTAGGATACTTGCTATAAACTGCTTGTTTTATACCTGAAGGATTAGGAGCATGGTGTGCTAGCTTTAACGCTGATCGCCCTCTTTCAATTGTATTAATAGGATAACTACCAGCTGGTGCTCCACCTGACGGTCCTGCAAAAGACTTTACATTAGGATATTTACCTACATTAGAACCTCCTGCTCTTTTCTTAGAAGCCCCAAATAGTTGCCCTTGACCGAACATAGACCCTTGTCCAAATGTAGGAGTATTAGAACTAGTCACAGGAGTAGCTAAATATTTTTCTAACTGTGCTTGTCGTTTTAATGCGGTTGCTTGTTTTTCTGCTTCTGCTTCTGCTTGTTCTTCACTAGGAACAAAAGTTTTAGCATCTGCTACATTATTTTCAGAAATGTAATTTCTTTTAATTGAAGTTGTATCTATATCTCCAAAAAGATCTTTAGGTTTAACTTGTTTAGAAGCAGCCATTTGTGACATAAAGGGATACATATTTCCTGTAGGAGTTTGACTAGCTGTTTCGTATTGTTGTAGTTCTTTTACGTAATCCTCTCCTGCATCATAAGCATCTTGTTCTTTTATCCAACCATTTATATTTTCCTGATTGCCTCCTCTTTTTAACCTAGGTCTAATAGTAGACTTAACCATTTTACTTAGTTTGCTTACATAATTAGCATCTTCTGCATAACCTGCAGCTTTAACTCTTGCAAAATGTTCTTCGGCATTTTTAGCTTTTAATACTCCTGCCTTTGCATATCTAGGATTTACATCAGGTAAAAAAAATTCTACTTGAGCTTTAATACCTTCAAGAGGAGTTTTAAATTTTCTATAATGATATGTTTTACCTGTAAAAGGATCATTTTCTACAGTTTCTATTTCTCCTTTCCAAGCTTTACCTGCAGTTAATCCTCCAAAGTTATTTGTTCTTTCTGCTAAAGGAGATGCTCCCCAATTACTTTCTAAAATAATTTGAGTAGTAATACCTTCTGCATTTAAATCCATTCCTTCAGGAATTCTTCCAGATTGTTTTAATCTTGCAATATGAGCAATTACTTCATTATAAACTAAAGCTAGTCTATCATTTTTATCAAGACTACTTAATTTAGGAGGATCCGTTAAATTAGTATACTCAACCATATCTTATTCATTTGTATCATTTAGTAAATCCCATCCAGACATAAAGACTCCTTTTCTCGCTGCTTCATATAATTTAGGATCAATATTTAATTCTTGATTTTGATCTTCATTTCTTATTCCTGATGCCTTAACAACTTTAGTTCCTTTTCCAAAAGGTTTAGCAAATCTTTGAGCTCCTGCATATATAGGTTCTACAGCTGCTTCTGTTTCTTTAGCTAATATTCTCCATTGTGCAGGTAAATCTTTAACAGGATTATAATTTATATTAAATTGTTCTGTTCCTTTTGGAGCAGGGAAAGCTAATTTTGAAGGTAAAACGTATTCATGTCTAGAAGCAGGAGCACCTTTTAATGCATGTTGCATTCCAGGATTATTTGTATATAGAGGATCTTTCCAATAGCTATGAGGTTTATTTACTAAACTCCATATTTCTTCTCTAGTAGGAATTATTTTAGATTTTGATTTAATAGGATACTGTTTAATATAAGCTTGCATTGCAGGATTGTCTGCAGAGCTTATACTTCTGCCTATAGCTGTAGTATAATCAAAAGGTATAGTCTTTCCGCTAGCAGCAGCTTTCTGCATTTCAGAAACATTATAAGGTTTTAAAGAAGCTTTAGTTCCTGTAACTTGTTTAAATAAAGGACTTTCTTTGTAATACTTTATTAAATCAGGATTCTTAGTAGACATATACCATCTACCTTCAAGTGGATCAATAGTCCTTGGAGAAGTAGAAGGAATATTTATTGCAGGCTTATCAAATCTATATAAAGTCTGACTTTTAAGCATGTCACTTATTTTAGCTTCTCCTTTCCTTACATTTTGAAGACCTGTTTTAAAGTCTTTAATTTGAGGAAGATTTTTAACAGCTCTAGCAGCGCCTGATCCTCTAGTTGCAAGCCATTTTGCTGCAGTAATACCAGTAGGCGCTCCTCCTAATATTGCAAATCCTGTATCTCCTACTGCTCCTGCAATGTTAGAAGCTGTAGGATTTTGGTAAGCTTTTCTTAAACTTTTTCTTGTATCGGAATCACTTCTACCTAATTCACTTGCCATATGATGAGCTCCATAAAATTCTAAAGCTGTTAATGGTGTTAACCATGAGGGAGCTCCTGAAAACATAGGAGCAGTAAGCGCTGCTTTAGTAGCTGATCCAAGACCTGGTACAGAAAGAGATCCTGCTGCTGGAGCTAATGCAGCTGCTCCACCTAACATAGGAGCGGCAAGAGCAAATTTATTTACCATACTTGTAAACTCGTCCCAATCTTTACCCCAGGCTTCTCTAGCTCCTTTTGCACTGTATACTGCATCGGGACCTCTACCTTTAGCCATGTAAGGATCAAACTCTTTAGCAAAGTTATCATAGTATGTACGAAATCTATCTGTAGAAATTTTATCATTCTTTTGTAAAGAAAGAAGACTTTGATATCCTTGAGGTGTAAAAACATCTGCTAATTTTTTATCTCCCCAAGTATCAGGATAATGTTTCTGAAGATCTTGTAAAGCTATTTCTGCTTTTACATATCTTCCTTTCTCTTCTTCTAATAAATCTTTATAAGCTTGTACATTTTGTTTTAATCCCGATATTTCACTAGTAGGGTCTTGCTTTAAAAATATTCTTCCAAAGCCTCTGTCTTCATAATATTTTTGAGCAGCTCTTTTTAATTGATCTAATTTTTGACGAAGAGTACCTTGTAATTTTCTAGATTCTGGTGCGCCATAAACAGTAGTTTCTGGTAAATCAACTTGTTGTGTTCCATCAAGATTTAAATTACCTCCATTATCATGCGCTGTAGGAGGCGCATCAGTAGTATCTCTAAAGATTTTAGTGCCTTTAGATTTATAATATATTGGAATATATGGATACCTTTTTGCCATTAGAATATTTGTGGGTCATAAAAAGAAACTAATCTATTCATAATTAGTTCTTTATTATAAGTATTGTCGAAATATAAAGTTAATAAAAAATGTGTAGATCTAAACCTTCCTTTTTGACTAGTAGAATTAACATCTCTAGGAAGTTTAATTCTCCATTTATCAAAACGTCTTTTTATTCTTGTTAAAGATTCAGGAGTAGTTTCATAAATACTATCACTAGCTTGAGTTTCTGTAGTAATTTTAAATCCTGTAATAGTTTTAGTTCTATCTATTACTTTGTCATCGTCACGAACTATGCTATTGAATTCTAAGAATCTAAGAACTTTATTTATATCTGCTTTAGGATTAATAACTAGTGTAAGTTCACATCCTGTTTGAGTCCCGTAAAACTCTCCCCAGTTTCCTATGTTGTGGGCCCACACGCTCACGCCCGTGTCTAATGTTGTAGTTAATAAAGTATTACCATTATTGATCCATATTTTAGGAGTTATAGATAATCTAGTAGAGAACGTTCCTGTAAGTTCGTCAAATACTATAGATTTAAAATCAAAAAGATCAGCTAATGTAGAAGATAAAAATGTAAAAATAATTTCATCATTAATTTCATCTACTCCAATATGAGCTCCTCTTGATAGTATAGGATTATCTCCTCCATCTTCTTTTCTTTTAAATACTGCAGGACCTAACTCTTGTAAATAAGAATGCATTCCTTTTACTTCTGATAAAGGACTATTACTCATACCTGTTTTTGCTTGACCTAATTGAAATATTTTTCTATGAATAGCATCAAAGAAATAAATACCTCTGTCAGTTACAGCTACCGCCCATTGGTGTATAGATCCATTTTCTTTAGAAAAATATTGATGTTTACCCCAACCTTGAGATATCCCTAATTCTGTAGGAACTCCATCATCTGTTGTAGTAACCGCTTCTCTATTGATAGCATAAACTCCTGTTGCTTGATCTTGTAAGAAATAAACATTGTCTTTAAAGTTTACAATTTTATTTATAGGACCATGATCGTCTATATCATAAAAATCATTAATAGCAAACTTTGTCCAAGAATCTATATCTTCTCCATTTACTTTTACATCAGATAAAAAAGCTCGTACATCATTTGTTAATGAAGTATCAATTAAATTTTCAGGTAAAGTAAAAAATAATACTTTTTTATTTATTGAGGAATATACTTCATTATAATTATACATTGTATATTGAGTTTCTCCTGGATTTAATAATCCATAATTTGAAAAACTATTATTATCTTCTTGTCTATAATACTCACTTTCTACTTCACTTGTTGCTATTGCTATTTTAAATTTAACACCAGTAGTAGTATTAGCTCCGTGATGTAAGCTAGCATTAACACAACTTTCTGTTACCAATAAATCTGTTCTTGTAAAAGGTTGTTCATATGTATTACTTGCTAAACCTGCATCATAAAATTCTGCATTAAATTCTACCATAGCTTTTTGTAAAGAATACATATTTATAAAAATATCTCCTCCAAAAACTATAGGACTATAACTAGTTGTAACTGATTCTGTTTTTATTATAGGAGAAGCTATTATAAAACTATTAGATTCTAATGCATTTTGCGTACTTCCTCCATATACTTCACTTTTTGGAATAATTAAATCTGCTATAGGAATAGCTTCATTTATAGTAAAATTTGCTCCTGCGTTTGTTAAAGATTGAATAGCAGGTTGTAAAGGTACGTGAGTAGTAGTACCTTGTACGAGAAAGTAATCTGTAGTAGCAGGATTTATAATAGCTGTTCCTGTTAAAGGATTATTTATATATTGTTTAGTTAATGCAGATATATTAGAACCTGCTCTAGCAAGTCCTGCTCCTGTTCCACTAGGATCATTTAATGTAGAAGCGTTTACATAATAATTTCTCATATAGCTAGGGGTAGCAGGCATTTCTGGACTAGTTGCTCCTGAACCTCCATTGTTTGCTGTACTCCAAGAAGCTGTTTTAGTTCCTATACTTACATTCGTACTATCCCGCATATCAAAATAAGTAGCATTATCTAATCTTCTTATATTTTCTACACTGTTAAAAGTTACAGGAAGAGTTCTTCTAAACTTAACTCCTAAATCATATAATGTAGCATGATTTCCTAAATTTAATGCATCAGGTCCTGAAGAAGAAGATCTTTGGTCTTCATAATCTCCACTAAGAACTGCGTGACTATAATGTCCTGTTATTAATAATCCAGGGTTATTTCCTAAATTAGTTCCTATATCTGAAATATTAGAATACTTATAAGAAATTTCAGGAGAATAGAAAGATAAATGTTGAGCTCTTATTGTGACATTTGGACCGCTAATAATATTTGCAAGAGGATCTTGTTCGTCTCTAAAAAAGGTTAAACTATCTTGTATTAAATTAGGACCTGTTATATTGGGACTAGCATTAAAATGATGAACTACGTTTTCATTTCCATCTACTCTAAAATCAAAATCGTTTGGTGTAGTGTTACCAGTTTCTTGATAGCCTAAAGGACTTAAAATACCTGTACATAATCTACGTTTATCTACTTCTTTTCTTTCAACTCTTACTATTTGAAATCCTGATATTTTATCTAATAAACTTTGACAAGTACTAAAGTCTACTGTAAATTTTATACCTAAATTAAAACCTGTTGCTATTTGACCAAAAAAACTTCCTACAGGAAATTCACTAGGCATTGTCGATATAGGGAAATAATTTCCTGAAAAATTAGGCGTACCGTCTGCTTCTGATATATCTGGAAATTTAATATCTCCTATGAATTCTACATAAGTAGCTTCTCCTTTTTTAGTATAAAATATAATCCCAAATCTATAAGTTTCTCCTCTTTTATATCCTCGAAGTAATCCTGAAATATTAGGAGAGGCGTTATTTGCAAAGCTAGGATTAGGATAAATTCCATAACCATCGTCTAAATCATGATTATTATCGTATCCATATTTTATATTTCCTCCAATATTATGAAATTTAGCTTGTCCTTCTACATCAATAGTCATAGGTTCTAGATGAAAACTATATGAAATATTAGGCCCTGTACCTCCTAAAATAGTTCCGTTGTCTTGATATTTATATTGATTAACTGCATTATGCCAAGTAGGTTCCCAATGTTCGTCTTTATTAAAATCTGCATTAAAAGCATTATCTAATCTATCTTGAGGAGTTCCTACTCCGTTTGGAGTTTGTAATGAAGAATTATATCTAGCAGTTAAAGCACTAAAAGTATCTGCTCCTTCTAAAAGACTTTGAGCATTTATAGTAGAAGATTTTATATTTGCTCCTACTAAATAATTATCTTTTTGAGTAACTGTTTTAAAAGTTTTAAATGCAAAATTCTTAGAAGTAAATGTAAATAGCTCTACATCAAAAATAGTTCCTTCTGTTCCTGTATAAAGAAGTTCTGTAGAATTAGTAGTAATATTAATTTCTTCGATAGAAGTAGCTATTGGAGTAGCTGTAGGACTTTCATAATAAAGTGCTAAGAATTCTATTTTTTCAAATTTTCCTACATAATTAGTAGTATCTACAGTAATGGTAATACTTTTACCTGAATTTATTTTTTCAGGTTCTCCTACATATTTTGGAATTGAATCAAACTCTGCAGCTCTTGTAATATGAATCATATTACTTGGAGGAGAAACTAAAGTTTCTTTTCCGTCAGATGTAATTAATCTGTATGCTATTTGGTACATTCCTGAATTTAATTCTCCTCCTCCTGCAACTGTTTGTAAAATAGGCTGAGTATATTGAATCTCAGGAAATATATCTACATTTTCTACAGGAAATGTAACTAAATCAGGATCTACAATATTTAACGTTCTAAAAAAGTTATTATAATCTGTCCAATAGATTCTTTGAGTAGATACGTTTTCATAGCGACCTAATGCTTCTATTGGCCATTCTTTTTTAAAATTTAAATTGTCATTATAATAAACAGTTTTAGGATACCCAGGAAGTATTTCTCTAGAAGCTGGATCATATTTTACTTCATATATCCAACCTTTAGTTCCTGTATTATCTGCTACAAATAATACAATAGAATTTCTAATTGTACCGTATCCAATTATTTCAGGACTGTCAGATGTCCACGGATGAAAAGGATCACTAACTGCAGACTCATCTCTAATTTGAAAGATTTCTTGATTGCCTTTCATATTAGTAAAAGCTCCTTGCGACTCTCCTTTATCTGTACTAATTCTTATATCTATTGCATCAATATACATGTTCTGCTTAATGCTATCATAAGCAGTGTCTTTATCCATGCCTCCATAAGTATTAACGTGTCCTTCCATGAATTAAATTTAAGAAGTTGCTGGATTAGGTCCTTGTACAGATGCGCTAACTATAGATATATCAGTAGTAGTTCTCGCTCCTGACTTAGGTCTAAAGTTTCTTTGTTCAGGCAGTTGCATATTAGCAAAGAAGCTTGCATGCGCTTGTACGTCAGGAATAGTTCTAAGAGTTGCATTTTGCATGCTTTCTGCTTCGTCGACTCCGTTCCATTGTTTAGCATGGTTAACAGCTTGTGCAAAGTACCAATCTCTATCTCTTTCTATAATCTGGTATACATCTGGACGAAGTTGTCCTTGCATCCATAATTTTCTAGCTATCTTATGTCCTATATAATGTGATCCTGCTTCTAACCATTGTTGTTCTGCAGGTATTACAGGATACCCATCTTCATCTGTAGGGATAGCGTTATAGCTCATTGCTAAGTATCCTTCATTAAAAGATGTAAAAATAAATCCACCTTCTACAGTGTAAGTTTGTTCAGACTCTGATGTATAGTCTCTGTCGTCTAGATGATATCTTTTGTGGAAATAATCAGTTGCCCATCGCATAGGAAACATGCGACCCTTACCGCATTCTGCTTCTTCTACACTATTTACTGAAGTTAAATAAGATACTTGACCTATTTTATGTAAATCAAAAGGCAATTCTGCCCTACCATCACATACTTTAATATATGCAATATTATTTTCTAGAACCATAGGCACGTTAGTATGTGCCATAAATTCAGCTAGCCATTCTAAGCCTTCTTCTTCATGAATGTCATAATTAAATCCAAAGTCTCTAATGACTTTATCTAAAATGGCTTTATATGATACAGTTTTACCAGCATACATTTACATTAATTTTTTAAGCGCTGCCTCTAATCTATTTGCTATGCCCTCAGAAGAATTATCCTTTAAAGGATCTTCTGTGGTTACAGACTTTTTATCTTCATAAGTCCATTCTCCGTTTTCTTTTTTTCGAGTACAAACAGTTTTAATGTATCCGCCTTCAACTTCTTCTACTCGTATTTCTTCGTAGCCTCCGTCTTCAAATTCTTTACGATTAATTCTAACTGTTTTTTCGACTTCTTTAGAAGATCCATTTGATTCTTCTACTTCAATTTCTATATTATCCATAATAAAAAACTTTACGATTTGGGTCCTTAACTACTTTAGCAATTAATCTTGAATATTGCCTTGATGGTTTAAAGACATAAAAACTTTTATATTTTAAGTTATTAGTAAACTTATCCCAAAAATGCTCATAAAATTCTCCACTGCTGTGATCATTCTCGTGATAGATTACTGACTTATTTTTTAAATCTATTATTTCTTCTCTCGATAAATCAGGATGTTTAGTATGCCAATAGTTCCAGGTTGCTTCCCAGTTGACTCTTAAACTTTTACATCTTTTACCGTTCTTATCAAAGAAGTGTAATTTTTTACTTCTAATTCTAAGCTTGCCTACTTTGTTTATTTTTAACTCTAATCCTAATTCAACAATAGCATTAGAAAACGCACTAAGTAATTCTTTTACGAAACTATTATATAAAGGTTTACTAATAAGCTCCTCTTTAGCATTAGCTTTGTAGTGTGTATAAAAATCTTTCTTTTTTACGTCACCTAGTTGCTTACCTTTACCTCTTTTTATCATTGCTGTTGTTGTTGCGCGGGAGCTGCTTGTCTCATACCTTGAGATCTAGCATCTTGAGCGTCGTTCATATCGTCAAACGGAGCTGCTCCTTTTTGCATTAGTTGTTGTAAAATAATAGGTTTAATATATGTCCACATCCATTGGTTAATAGGATATGGGTCTGATGAAGACCAACAAGTATTACCGTCTACGCAATTGACATAGTTTAATAATGTAGTTGGGTCCTCAAATACTCCTCTAAGAGTCATATACTTAATATTCTTTACTATAGGGTCTTTACTAATTACGTACATATGATCGTCATATAGAAAAGTATAGATTGCTTTTTGTGTAGTTCTGCCGTGTCCAATAAATGGTACTCTAGAATAATCTATAACTACAAATCGTGGTTTAGTTATATCTGCGGGACCTACAGTGGCTATTCCTTTTTTAAAATAAAGCTCAATAGTATTAGGAATAGTTTGTTTAGTTCTTAAAACTTTACATGCATCTGGTACAGTAATACAGCAATCTATAGGATTTACTAGTTCTAATTCTAAACAAGGAAGAGTCTGGATGACAAAAGGATCTATGCTACGATTCTTATTATATTCGTTACGTAGCCATAGAGCTCTTTGTTCATTTATTAAATCTGTATAGAAATCATAGGAATAAGATGACTCTATAGAATTAATAGCCAAAGACTCATCAAGTTGAGCTTGAAGATCTTCTAATGTTAACATAAGACAAATATATCAATTTTATTTGATAATTATCTTCCTTGTCCTCTGTATTTCTTTTTATAATTTTTAGAAGTCTTTAATTTAGATGTCTTACTTTTAGAATGTATACCTGGTCTTTTAGTGGTATTAGATTTATATTTATTATCAAATATCTTTGCCATTTTCTATTTGTTGTATCATTTCAAAATGAATTTTAGCGACTCTATCTCTACCTGATTCGCTCATAAGTATTTCGTGACATTCTCTGTAGTTAGTCATAAAAAAGTTTTCTGATAATATAGCAGGCATTGTAGTGTGGACTAATACATAAAAGTTAGCTTCTTTATCAGGATCTCCGTCGCGTGTATCTTTACGCATTTTTCTTTCAGGAAACGCAGCTTCTGCTTTTTCGTAAAGCACTGTAGCTATTTTATCAGATTTAGTTTCACCTGGAGAAGTATAAACTTCCCATCCGTTAGCTGATTCATCACTAAAGCCGTTGGCATGTATGCTTACATATATACAAGGTTTATTAGAAGACTTAGCTAGTTTATTTGCAGTAGAAACTCTTTCTGATAAACTAATGTCATTAGGAGTATTCACAAGATTTATAGCATCTATACTATTAGCTTCACACATAGCCATTAATCTATCTACTATAGCTCTGTTAAATTCTCCTTCATATAATACTTTACCATCTGGCCATACTGGAGATCTTTTACCTGGCGTTTGATATACACCGTCAACTATACCTCCGTGTCCATTATCTAATATCCAAAGATATTTAGAACCTTTACTATCTTCAGGAGTTGGGTTAACTGATAAATCAAATTGTGCTTGACAATTAGGACATGTAATTATTTTTTCCATATAGATCTAATTAAAGCAGGTAGCATAAATGCTACTGCAAAATAAATAATTAAAATTAGCGGAGTTATCCCATTTTATTTTTTATTTCTACCTCGTGTAAATTTATCAATTGAAGTTAATCCTAACGAACCAAAAGCAAATAATGCTACAGCATCTACTAGATACTCAGCTGGTCTAATATCATTGTGTGTAAATGTATTAGCTACTAATGCTATCACTAATGCTAATACACACAACAATCCTCCTAATCTTTTAGATGAATAATTACCTGATTCGTCACTTAATAGTTGTTTAAAAAATTCTTTCATAACTTTTTTTTTAAGATTAAAAATTTAACTAGTCTATATATTAAGTATAGAATAATAGCTAGTATAAACCAACCTAAAACTTTTTTCCATAGAGGTGTGTTTTCATAATACCTAATAGGTATTTTTCTTTCTATTATTTTAGTTACAGTAATAGTATCACATTCTCCTTTAATATACACATTCTTTTTTATAGTATCATGGAAAATTTTTACAGTTAGTCTTTCTTTTTGAAGAACTAAAGTATCTCTAGTTATTTCGGTAAAGAAATGTTCATTAATAATAGTATCGTGAACTACTCGTGGAACTTCTATTCTTACTGTATCATGAATATATACAGTGTCCATAGTAAGTAAATGTGGATGTTTTTCTATTAATCGATGAAATCTCTCTTGCGGGCTGCAAGAGATTAAGAATAATAATAAGATTAATATGTATTTATTTTTTAATTGCATGAATAGCTTCGATGATATCGATTTTCATTTGAGCCATATCTTCTCTAAGTTGGTTAATAGCTTGATCATTCTTCTCTCTATTAACTTCTACTTTAGATTTTAAATCATCAATTCTTTTATGTAAACGTTCATCCACTTCTTTAGATAATCTATCTAACAATAGCTGTTGTATTGTTACTTTGTTTTTTAATGTAAACCAAACTGTTAAAGCACCCACTAATGCAGATAAGATAGATAATAATGCGTCAAATCCAATTTGTAGTCCTGTAACGTCCATGGCGTAAAATTACATATTATTTTTTATATAAGTGTAATTACTTAATATAAAATACATTTTATTTATTACTCTACAGGCGGCTCTTCTATCTCTGGTTCTGGTATTATAGGCTCATACTTACTTGAAGGTCCTTGAAACTTTTCTGAGCTACTTTCTACAGCATCTTTGTAATAGTTAGCTATTCCAGTTTCTGTATCTACATAAACTTCTAATTCATCTTCTGTAAGAAAAGCTCCTATGTTTGATTGTCCTGTTACTACTTCTGTAACGTTTATATCTCCTGCATATCCAAATACATTAAACATTTCTGCTACATTAGGTACAAAGAACCATCTGTTTGGATTACTTTTTGTTATTTCATTTAAACTAAACTGTGCCATGTTATATTCCTCCTGCGTCTGTTATTGTGCAACCATTACCTATAAGTGTTGATCTAGCAGCACCAGAAACAGCAATGGTATAATTTGTATTATGAAAAGACATAGTAACTGCATTTGTATTTGTAGCAGCCATTCTATTTAAAACAAGATCATAATCCGAGACTTGCAACACACTAGTAGAATTTGCAATACTAGCCATACTAGTAACTGATGAAAAATCAACTGCTGAATCAAATTGTAGTCTGTTTAATATACCACATCCATTTGCTACGTTAGACATACTAGAAACTCCACTAAAATCACAATTAGCTCCAAATATTATTCTTTCTAATTGTGAACAGTTTTGAGCCATTTGCGTTAAATCACCTAAAGCAGGAAGAGTTGCTCCAGAAAAATTTATTTCAGCAATTCCTTTTGTATTATAAAATGCTAAATACAAACTTGTTAGTAAAGGAGCATTCCAATTAAATGTAAAAACTTCACCAGCTCTATATATATTATCTCTGAACATATTTAATACACTAGTTACAGCTGACATATTCCAATTAGCAGTATTCGGAACAACACTTAAATCAGCTCCTGTTAATACATCCCCACAGTTATAAAACGTTTGTGCTGTACTAGTACAAGTAGCATTTGGTAAAAATGTATTTGAAAAGTTACTATTGTTAAAAGACAATCTTCTGCAACCTGAAAATGTACTAGTTAACCTAGTACAGGAATCTAGACTTAATGTATCTAAGCCCCTTATCTCTCTTAACCAACTACAATTGATAAACCAAGAATTAAATGATGTGCAGTTTGATAAATCCCAACCTGTTAAATCAATAGTTTTCATCCCTTTGGCACTTGAACACCAACTGTCCATATTAAGACCGCCAAGAGTAGAAGTATTTGTCCAAGAACTTAAATCAAGATTAAATTTATCAGTATAACCTGTGGAATTTCCAACATCTCTCCACATCTGTACTACAGAAGCAGATGTTGCACCAAGCCTCCAATTTCTAACAGAAATAGAATTTATTTTAGCTTGCAAAAACATTTGATACCAATTAGTAGAATTTGCATTAAATAAGATATCATCAGCTACAATGTCTACACCTATTCCAGCACTATTTTCTCCTATGCTTCTCATAAAGGTATTATGACTAGTAACATTACGCATATCCCAACCAGAAATATTTATGTATCTTAAATTAATCATACTCTGAAAACAACCTGTTGCTTGTCCAGTAACTGTAGAAACATCCCAATTTGTTAAGTCTAAAGATGTTATTGAATAACAGTTTCTAAACATCCAGTAAAATACACCATAAGTAATATTAGTCATTTGACTTAAATTAGGAGCATCAGTAGCAGAGTATGTCATATTTTGACAGTTATAAAACATTTCTCTTACGCCATATATTATAACATTGCTTCCCCATTGTTTAAACTCAGTCCATTTAGATGCGTCAGTATTAGATTTTATATAAATTTCTCCTGTTAATTTAATTTCATGTACACCTGGAGTTACATAAGTATGTATTTTAGCATTAGTTGTTACATTTTCTATAGGAGTGCCATCTCCCCAATCTATATCATAGTTATAAGTAATACCTCCTCCAGTATTACCTCCTAATTGAAATGTTTCATTAGCTGTAGTGGTGGTAATAGTAAATATCATTTCTGAACCTGTATTTCCAGAAGGCAATACAATATTAGTAGCTTTTGAAGCTATTCCTAAAGTCTTATTAAAATTGATATTTGTAGGCATAACATTTATTCTACAGGATCTGGCTCTGACCAAGCTGGTGTAGCCATTAACTCAAGTATTGCATGATGGTCATATGTACCCACAGGAGTTACACTTCCATCAAGAATAAATGTAGGGTCATGTCCTTCTGCCCACTTTAGTACAAACTCTGTTTGAGCTAGGTTTCTTCTAACTGTTTGAGCACTTGTCTGTGCTACCTGAGAAAAGTCTATCAGACTTATATCTGATAAGTTAATTACTGCGTATGTTCTTGTATTATGCATTTTTTATTATTTAAGGTGTATCTTCTACTATATCTGCTTCTTCCATATTGAAGCTTACTGTATTGTTTTCACTATTTGGAGCATCTCCTACTCTGTCAAATATATCCATACTGTCTGATATACCTCCACCATAGTATTGTGGTGTATTACCTACTAAAGTCTCTAACAACATAGTATTAGAGCTAGTACCATTATTACCTCCGCTTCCTTGATCAGGAATTGTAAATTGATTTAAAGTACCATCATAGGTTGCTTCTTCTCCCATTCTCCACCAACTAACTGGAGATAGTCCTGATAAATCTTTTGGCTTACCTCCGTTATATATAGCTGTTACTTCTCCTGCAGATAGTTCCGAAGTCCAAACTGCAACCTCGTCAATATTTCCAATAAAAAATTGAGCAACACTAAAATTTCTTCGCCCTATTAAAAATTCTATAGATGTGTTAAATATATTTGTTGTTAAACCCGCAATATCTGCCTGTAAAGTTCCATCAACATAAATTTTTGACCTTCCATTTGTTTGGTGAGTACAAACGACATTATGCCATTGATCGTCTGCATAATTTACTCCACTTGTAGTTGCAAAAACTGCCGTTGTCGCATTTTCATAAACTGCCCATTCTAGATCTCCTGTTAAGTTAAGCCTTACTCTATAATATGTTCTACTAGCAATAGTTTGTCTTGTTACTGTTGAAGATTTAAACCAAGCACTTACTGATACTTCAGTAGTGGGTTGTAAATTAGCGTTGTTACCACAATCAATGTAATCATCTAATCCATCAAAGTTAAAGCTATACTTTGAGAAGTTACTTAATGCTGAGTTAGGTACTAGCCAGTTGTCTGTAAACTTAGCCTCTTCACCTAGTTTCCAATAACCTTCTAACCTTGTTGGGTATAAGCTTGCTATATCATTAGGTACTCCTCCATTATATATTGCATTAGCACTAGCAGATAGATCATCACTCCATATTGCTACTTCATCAATATTACCAGTCAATTGGAATGTTCCACCACCAAATCGACCAATATTAATGTTTTGATTAGCATTGTTTATGCTTGAGGGAATGCTTGTTGTATTTGTATTATTAAGATTTCCATCTATATATATACTTAAACTTGTACTTGGAACATAAACTAACATAACATGATGCCAATTGTCATCTTCAATGTTTGTTGTTGCTTGTACATCATAAAATGTTGTGCCATTCCAAACATATCCAACAGGACCAATACTAAATGATGTTTTACCCCATAATGAGAATGACCTTTCTGCGTTTCCGTTGTCCTTACTGATAATGCAATCTTGACTTTGTCCACTTGTTGAACTCATTTTAACCCAAGCAGAAATTGTTAATAGGGCTGTAATTTGCAATTCTGTAGGATTTCCTAAATCTATATAATCACTTGTACCATCAAAAGCAAAAGAGTATTTACTTACTTTATCTTTATTAGTATCTTCTGGCATTAATATTTGTGGGTATGCAAATGTAGAGTTTTCACCTGCTCTATACCAAGATGTAGGGTTTAAGCTAGTTAAATCTGCAGGCTTACCATTGTTGTATATTGTTGCTACGTCATTTCTTAAATCTGTACCACTCCATATAGCAAATTCGTCTATGTTACCTAAAAATGGATTATTATAACCATTAGTATGTTCACCAATATACAAACTTGTTGTTGATGGTGTTGTATTTGTCCAATATCTTGTATTCTCACTTTGTGTTACATCAACACTATTTACAAATATTCTAACCTTGTTATTTATTGCTTCATTTTCATCTCTACAAATTAAAACGTGTTGCCATTGATTAGAACTAATTACCGAATTATTAGATATACAATAATAACCCATAATATTCAAATAAAAGAATATTTGTCCTGTACTACTAATGTTTACAAAGAATTGTTGAGCTCTATAATCTGCATCACCATTACCAATTGAAAAAACTACTTTTGAGTTGTTTAAATTTGTTGGTTTAATCCAAAAACTAAATGTAAAATTGTTTTGACCGTCTAATTCTGAATAAACTTCTTGTGTACTTACATAGTCATCAATACCATCAAAAGATAGTGACCTTGTTGAGAAATCTGGAGTAGAACCTGAAGGCAATACAATGCTAGTTCCATTTATGAAACCTAACTTTTTATCAAAATTTATACTAGTAGGCACAAATTATTTTCTTAAACTAATAATCAAAAGCTCCGATCCTGTAGCATCATATTCTATTCTACCAAGAGTACCATTAGATTCTGATGCAGAAAAAGAAATTGTTTCTCCTATTTTTAATGCTACTCCGTCGACTGTAGCATCATTTGCTGCGTCAAC